GTCGAACTGGACTACAACAAACAACGGCGGCACAGTGCTATTGGGATGATCAGCCCAGAGGCCTTTGAAGCCCGAATGATCGCTTAAACCAGTGTCCACTGTTGCTGGGTAAGATCAGGATGACGGCTTTCCAGGTTGCAGAAGGGGTCTTGTGTGGGTTAGCAGGAGATATGGCACAGCGGCCTAATGTGGGACTATAAACAACAATAAGGGATAAGATGGGACGAGTGGCGAAATTTAGCGCCGTAGATTCAGAGAGTTACATGCAGGGAGCCAGTATAAAGCGCCCGCATGATAGACACCAGCAGTGCCAAAGATGCGCAAATTGAAAAAGAGGCCGTTCCTACGTGGAGCGGCCTCTTTCGTTAGATGTTTGGCACAGCCTCACAACCACCCAGCAGACCAAACAGCCCGCCCGATGATCTCTAACTCATGCAACTGATCCTGAGGAACTAGCACTTTGTCGTAAACAGTATTCGCGCTGATGATAGAGACGCCATTGAACTGGCGCTGCAACCGCTTGGCGTACAGATGTCCATCCAGCCGAAGAATATAAATACCCTCACCCTCAATCGTCGTCCTGGTGTGATCAATCAACACCGTATCGCCGCTGTGGAGCACCGGTTCCATCGAGTCACCATCAATACGGATCGCGGATAGATGCTCTGGCGTCAGCCCCTGCTTGCGTAGGGAATAGCGCGTAAACGAGATATGCGTCAGCACACGGCAGTTCTCATTCCAGGCACCTGCCCCAGCGCTGCACTGCGCGTCGTACAACGGCACGAAAGCGTAGTCCTCCATACCCGGCACTTGCATAGCAAGGGGTGCCTTACTTTCCTCGGGCTTCATAGCCCCGACGCCGCTGGCTACCCAGTCGAGCGAGACACCCACAGCTGCGGCAAGCTTCGCAACCCCAGAAAAGACTGGTGGAGACTCTCCATTTATCCATCGGTAGAAAGTAGCGGATGACACACCGGCTGCGTTTGCAGCTAGTTTTCGGCTGCCCATCCTATCTGCCATCTCAGCTATGCGAGTTCCGATCTCGGAGGTGGGAATCGGAACTGAGCCTGAATTATCTTCCATCAGTTCTGATTCTCTCTAAGTTGATGATTTTAGTGTTTTATCACTAATTTGAGACGCTCTGGCCATCAAAAAAGAAACAGAACTCTCATTTATGGTTTGCATGACTATCAATCCTGAGATATGTTTACTCACAAGTGAGGGTTAGACAGCCAGAAAAAACGCCACGGAGTGACGCTATGAAACTGGATATACCTACCCACCCAGCCGCCCGCTGGGAGTGGATCAAATATCAGATACGGATGCGCGGTTTGACGCTTGCTGAGCTGGCTCGCCGCTTGGACGTGGAACTTGGCACGCTTGCTGCGGTGAAGCGCACGCCCTATCCGCGTATGGAAAGAGCGATTGCCAAGGCACTCGACCTGCCGCCCGCCATGATTTGGCCAGAGCGATGGAACCAGGATGGCACGCCTAACCGCCAGCGCCCCAACCGCGCCGAAAAGAGCGCATCAATATCAAGTATGCATGATAGCGGCTCTAACGTTAGAGCGCATCGTCAAATGGCGGCGGGGGCTTAACCATGAAGCGCGTCAAAGACACCCAAACGCTAGACATCTTTGAGGTCCCTGTCCCCGTGACGCCTACCCCTGGCAGCGGCAACTATGCCGCCCAAGTGAGTGAGCTGGTGGGCGTGGTGCTGAAAGAGTGCCCCGTTGACCGCTATGAAGTGGCCGCGCAGATGAGCCGCTACTCCGGTGATGACGTTTCCAAGCACATGCTGGATGCGTGGAGTTCGCCGGGTCGCTGCGACCACAACATCCCTTTCTATCGCATACCGCTTTTGGAAGAAGTGTGCCAAAGCCATGCCTTTACCGATTGGCTCGTGCATTTGCGCGGTGGCCGGGTGGCTTATGGGCGTGAGGCTTTGGCAGCCGAGTACGGGAAGCTCTCGCGTGTGCAAGAGCGCGTGAATGCGGATCTACGTCGCCTGAAGAAGCTAATGGGAGAAGAGCAATGAGCCAACACGATAACCCAACTGCCTGGTGGCACTCCGACAAGCCTGCCCGCCACATTCTGCGCCATGAAGATGGCAGCGAAACGGAGCTTAGCGAAAGTGACCTGGATGCCATGATGCGCCGCTGGGATCAGGCCGTTCGTGAGCAAGGTAAAAAATCCGTGATTGATGAAGAGCACCAGCTACGAGTTCAAGTTGCTGAGGCGGCAATGGGGGGCATTAAGGCTGCCGTGCTAAGCGGTGAGCTTCCAGAGGAGATCCATGATTTCGTCGTGTTGGAAGCACTTTTGCTAACCATGCAAATGGTAGGCGGCCCACAAGCGACCGCCACCGTTCTCCGTTACTCCTTCGATATTTTCGCGGTTAAGTGATCATGGATTTTATCGAACATATCCAGCGGGTCCGCCGAGTTGGTAAGGCCGCGAGCAATCCTAAAAGCCTGAGCGCTACCTTTGCTGTCTTGAAGCAACGCAACCGTCAACTGCATCGAGAGCTTGGCAAGTTCGATCTGGGTTTCTTCTTTCATGGGCGTTCCTCTAAGGGTGATTTGGGTTTGGGTTGCACCTCCCAATCTACCGCAGAGTGCAACGCCCGCCTATTCCAGCGGGGGCGTGTATGAACTGGTACTCCGCCAAAGAGTTGGCTGGGCTACCAGGCATGCCCAGCACAGAAAGGGGGGTTAAAAAAGCAGCCGATCGCGAAGGCTGGGAAGGCCAACGCCGCATAGGCAGCAAGGCCGTGGAATACGCCTTCGCAGTCCTCCCCACCGAAACCCAAAACGCACTGCTTTTGGCACAGGCAGATAACGCCGCGCCCACGCCTGCTAGCACCGTAGCGCCGCTGCAAGAAGAGCAGCGCCCAGGCCAGCAGCAACTTACCGATGCACAGCGTCAGGTGATGACCGCCCGCGTAGCGTTCGTCCGCGAGATCGAACGCATGAGCAAGATGGTCAGCCAGCAGCGCGCAATCGAAACGTTAGTCGCCCACGCCCAAGCCAACGATCTAACGCCTTACCTCAAACAGCGGGTAGTGCTGGCCAACGACCGTAAAACGGATACCCGCACCCTCAGCGAGCGCACCTTAAAGCGCTGGATCGCTGACTTCCGCAAGCACGGTGAACGCGGCCTCGCCCCCAAACGCCGTAAGGCCGATATGAGTATGCCGCCGTGGGCCGGTGACTTTCTCAAGCGCTACCAGAAGCCGCAGAAACCATCGGTCGAAGCGGCCTACCAACTGCTCGTCGAACAGACAGAGCCGCCGCACCCCTCTATACACCAAGTGCGCCGCTGGCTTGCCAAGCTAAGCCCGGAGGCGCGTGAGCGTGGCCGCATGGGTGCCCACGAGCTGAAAGCCCTACAGCCCTTCAAGCGCCGCACCAGCGACGCGCTACTGCCGAATGACGTGTGGGTAGCGGATGGCCACACCTTCGATGCCGAAGTGATCAACCCGCTCACCGGCCAAGCCTTCCGGCCCGAGATCACCTTGATCATCGATTGGGGCACCCGCCGCATCGTCGGCTTTGCCTTAAACCTTGCCGAATCCACCGTGGCCACGCTGGATGCGCTGCGCGATGCCGTGAGCCGCGTAGGCATGTTCAACCTGTTTTACGTCGATAACGGCTCAGGCTTTGACAACACCACTGTTTATGAAGTGGTCGACCGCCTGGGGGGCAGCATTACCCACTCACTGCCTTATAACTCCCAAGCACGTGGCGTCATTGAACGCGCCCACCAAACCATCCTGGTGAAACTGGCTAAAGAGATGCCCAGCTTTATTGGCGCAGATATGGATAAAGAAGCCGCCACCAAAGCACACAAGTTAAGCCGCCGCGATATTAAACGAGGATTAAAACCCGCCTTTATTCCCACGTTTCAAGAGTTCTTCGATCGCTTAAATGACGCCTTAGATATTTATAACCACCGGCCACATAAAGGGCTGCCCAAAGTGCGCGATTTAGACAGCGGCAAGCTGCGCCACCAAAGCCCCATGGAAGCCTGGAAAAGTGCCGAGGCCGAAGGCTTCGAAGCGCTCACCGCGCCCAGTGATGTGGTCGCCTCGCTCATGCGCCCGCAAGAAGTGCGCAAAACCAGTCGCGGCGAAGTGCGTATCAATGGCGGCGTCTACTTCATGGATGCCCTGCGCGACTTCCACGGCGAAGAGATCCGCGTGGCCTGGGATTACCGCGACACCGGCAGCGTCGGCATCTTCACCCTAGAAGGTGAATACCTCGGCGATGCCCAACTGGATGGCAACGCCACCCCCGCAATGCCCGCCAGCATGATCGAACGCGCCGCCGAAAAACGCGAAAAAGGCCAGCTCAACCGCTTGGTGCAGAAAGCCAAGGTGATCACCGGCAGCGATGTGGAAATCAAAACGATTACCCCAGCCGCCCGCCAATCAGACGAAAAGCAGGCAGCCCAAGGCCGCGCCTACGCCAAGCAACTGGCCGATCAAGGCACACGCTTTCAGATACCCCACAACAAGATGGAGCGCTATCGGCTCTGGAAGAAGCTGGATGGACAACTACAGCAAGGAGAAGAAGTACCCGAAGCCGCCCGCGAATGGCACGACCGTTACCAACACCACAACGATTTAAAAGCCATCGCCAAAGTGATGGATACCGAAATGGATGCAGGTGGGCGGCAACCCACCCGCACCCGGCGGGCCGTCTGAACCACGGCCCATGACACCCGCAGCAATTAAGGAACTGATATGAGCGTCAACACCATTGTACCACTCACCAACGTTGGCCTACTGGCAGCCGCCGTCGAAAGCGCCGCCAACCGACCGCCAGAACTACCCGGTTTGGTGGTCATGTACGGCCCCAGCGGCTACGGCAAAAGCTTAGCAGCCGCCTATGCCGCCAACATGCACCGCGCCTACTACGTCGAGTGCCGCGAAAGCTGGACGAAGAAAGCCTTTGTGGTCGCCATCCTGCGCGAGATGGGCATCATCCCCATGAAGACACTGAGCGAGATGGTCGACCAGATCGCCGAGCAGCTCTCCCGCTCTGGCCGCCCACTGATCATTGATGACGTTCAGTACGTCATCGACAAAGCCGCCGCCAACGTTTTAACGGACATCTATAACGCCAGCCAAGGCACCCTGATTCTGATCGGTGAAGAGCGCGTGCCTGCCTCCATGGCTCGCCTGGAGCGCCTGCATAACCGCGTACTGGAATGGGTGCCCGCCCAAGCTGCCAGCCTAGACGACGTGTGCGCCCTAGCCGCCAAAAGCTACCCCGATATCACCATCGAAGACGACCTGCTGGACGCCATCAACAACCGTGTTAAAGGCTGCCTGCGCCGTGTGGCGGTGAACCTCTACCAGATCCACTCCGAAGCCACCGCCCAAGGCTGGAAGACGGTAGGTCTACGCGAGTGGAGCGAGCAAGACATCCACACCGGCCAACCACCGGCGCGGAGGGGCTAAGGCATGTCGTCCAAGAACGTCGCAAAGCGTAAAACGCTATCTGCACTGGCGGGGGATGTCACCCCTCGCCAACTTATCTGGAACGCCATCCGTCACCAGCATTTAGAGGATGGCCTCATCACCATGCAGGGCATCCGTATTGCCCTCAAACGCCACCCCGACCTGAGCGAAAGCCGCATCAGCGACTATCTCCGGGCGCTGATCGCGGGCGGTTTCCTGGTGCGCAGCAACCCTGATGCACCACCCGCCACCACCGCTATCTACTTCCTGCAGCGCGATGTAGGTGTAGAAGCCCCCCGCGTGCGCCGGGATGGCACGCTGCCACCGCCCCCAGGGCGCGAACAGCTCTGGCGCACGCTCAAAATCATTGGCGCGTTTACCGGCCAAGAGCTAGCCGATGCTGCCAGCACACCTCAAGTGCTGGTCGCCAAAGCCACGGCAGATGAGTACATCAAAATGCTCTCTCGGGCCGGGTATC